CCTTGTAGGGTGGCACATGATAGACGCTGCAGACGACTTCGGCCGACCATTTCAGTTGCTCGACCATCTGATTTTCGACACTGGTTAACGCCATCTTCTCGTACTTCATGCCGCCGCTAAGGACTGCGACGCGGCCGAGATTGACGCGCGAGAACCGCTGTTCCCACTCCTCCTTGATGCGCTTTTCCTGCACGTCGTCGATCTCGCCCGGCGTTGTGAGCAGACCGCCAGGCACCGATGCATTCTCGAACAGCAGCGCGGAGGTCTTTTGCGCATTGAGACCGAGCATCGAGGCCAGCCCCGAGGCGAACACTGGCGGCGTGCCGACCAGCGGGTGAAATAAACAGTTGAAGCGATCGTGGATAATTTCGCGCGCCGGCACGACGATGTCGTCGATGTCGGCCAGGTTGTCGCTGCTCAAACGGTAGAACACGCTGCCGTCGTCGGCGACCAGCGGCTGCACCCGCGTCGGATCGAGCACATGCAGCGCGGTCACCACCTGGCGATTGTCGCGCACCTTGAGCACATAGGTATTGCCGCGCGATAGTTTCGACAGCACCCAACATTCCCAGAACTGATTCCGGGTTTGATAATCATTGGGCCGCCGCAACACCGGGCTGAAGGCCGGGTTGGTGGTCTCCGACCAGATGTCGTTCTTGTCCTTCTCAACCAGCTTCACCCGCAGTTTGGCGATGTCACGGGCGATCAATGTTTTACATGCAAAATCGGCATGAAACGATGCCGCGGTATCGACATTGATCTCGAGGTTGCGCTGCCACGCGCCGGTGAACGGCTCGCGGATGATCGGATACCAGCCGCCGCGGCCTTCCGGCACTGAGTTGAGCGCCTTGCGCTGCTCGCCGGTGAAGGGAATTGGCAGGCCGAAGATGCGCATCAGCCCTTTGCCTTTGAAATCTCGTACTGCAGCCGCGCCATGCCCCAGCGCCCATCGACGTCGATGCCGAGCTGCGTGGCTTCCATGCGCAGACTGTCGATATCGTTGGTCGGCTCGGCTGCTGCAGGTTCCGGCTCGGCTGCAGGCTCGGGCTCTGCGACCATCTTGGCCGGCGCCGCCTTGGCGGCAAACCGCGCCTTCCTAGCCGCGACCAGCGCGACCGCATGCCTGGGCGGCGCCTCGTATTCCTCGCCGGCAACCAGATGCCGGGTGCCGTACTTGTGCGGCTTGGTCGCCAACAAGGAAAGCAGTTTCATCGGCATCATCTCCGAAAAAAGGAGGCGGACGAAGGCCCACCCGCCTCCGGGCAGCGAGGAGCTTAGGCGGTGTGGACGGGTCCGCCCCAGTCTGCGCTGGTGAGATACGCCACCGACTGCGTCCGGCCGCGCATCCAGTTGATGATCCGCTCGGCACGAATCGCGACGGTGTTGGTCTGGAACATGCTGACCAGCGATGTGCTGCCGGTCGGCGTGCCAGAGTTGTGCGCCGGCGCGTCCGACATTTCGAGCGAGGCTTCGCGGCTGGCATCGATCGCGATCTCGCCGTCATCCGCCACGAAGATGTCGGAGGCATTGACCAGGACGACGATATTCATCGCCTTGGTGATGTAATCGCTGGCGATCACCGGCATGCCGTTGAGCGAGCCGCCAGTCATCGACATGCTGGCGAACTCGGGCTGGCCGAGCGGATTGGTCATCATGGCCAACGCCACCGCGTTGTTCGATGACATGATCCACACCCCGGCCGAGACCGGGTTGTTGGCCGCGGCGTACTTGGCGTAGAGCGAGCGGATATCCATTCGGATGGCGTCGGCATCGTCGCCCGACGACACCACCGTCGCGGCACCGTTGGTGATCGAGGCTGGCGAGACTCCCGCCACCGCCGTCTTCGCCGGATCGATGAAGTCGATGTCGAGACGTTCGCGCAAAGCCCCCGCCAGACTGTCGCGAACGATCAGGTCCGACTTCGGATTGCTGAAGCGAATCGACTCGTCGGTGAGCGCGCAGATATTTGCCACTTTGGTCGGCGGCAGCGTCGTGCGCGCGAAGTTAAACGAGGTTAACGGCTTGGCCTTGCCTTCACCGACCCAGTAGCCATTACCTCCGCCGGTCTGCGTGACGATCGGCGTGTTGAACATCACCGACCGCAACGCCGGAACACTGCCGGTGCCGAAGCGCCCAATGATGGTCATCGGCCGCAGGTATTCCAGAAAAGCAGCAACTGCGGCGCTGCTCGTGTCGTACAGACCAGCCGCCCAGTTGCCGCTGATCGTGGTACCGGCCGGGACGTTGGCCTTGAACTCAGCGACGATAGCACTATCCGAGCCATACATTTCCGCCGCGATGTCGGGTGCAGGACGGAACACCTTCTGCGACAGCGCCAGGCATTTGACCTTCTGGGCAAACAACTGGCCGGCCTCCATTTTCGGCTGCGGCTTGACGATGATCGAGCCGCCGCGCGCCGCCGCGCCGTCATGCTGCGTCTCGGCCTTGATCACCGGCTTGGCCGCGAACGCCTTGGCCTGCTCGATCTTGCGCAGCCGCACCAGATCCTTGTCTAAGGCTTCAACCTCGCCGGCGAGCGTATCAAACTCGTCCTGCTCGCCCGCGTCCGAGGTGCGGTCCTCGTCGAGGCTCTTCTGCATCACGGTTTCCATGCGCGCCGCACTCGCGGATCGCTTGGCTTCAAGCGCAGTAATTTGTTCGGCAATGGTTTTCATGGCGCCCTCCAGGGCAGCAGACTTCGGTTGCGATGATCCCGAGGCGCCGGGCGGGTTGAGATGAACAACACGACGCGGCTTCGCTTGGCCGGACGCGGCCCGCTGCGCAGTGTCGATCGATTTCACGGTGGCGATGGTGGCTTCGCTGTTCGCCGGGATGGTCACGGCACTGAGCTCGAGCCAGTCCCATTTGATGAAACGAATTCCCTTGGTCTCTTCGATGAACGAATACTCGATCGGCTTGAACCCGATCGACAGGCCGGGAACGAGGCCAGCCTTGATCAGCGACCAGGCGCGATCGATCTCGGCGGTCACGCCCTTCGCGATCTTGGCAATGATCTCGATGCCGGCCTTGGTGACCTTGGCATGGGTGACCTGGCCGATCGGGTTGCCTGAGTCGTGTTGCCACAATAGCGGCAGCGGCAACTTGAACTGCGCGCCGGTTGGCTCGACCACATCCTCGAGGCGATCCGGCGTCGGCGTAGATGCCATGCCGGTAATGACGCGCGCTTCCTCGTCCACCTGCTTGATTTCAAGCAGGGCATAAGCCCGGTTGAGCATGGGAGTTAGTCCTTCAGGCGAAAAACAATCGAACTTCCGGCCGGCGTTGCGGCGTCGGGTTGAGCGCCATCAATGCCGAGGCGTTGAACAGCGCCATCAGGCTATCAATCTTCCCGTACCCGGAATCATCTCTGGCGACGCGCATCCCGGTTGGCGTCGGCACGATCCGCGCATTGCCGGCCATCCAAGTCATCATCGCTTGCCCGCCGTGCTTGAACGAACCGTCGACGAGCTTGCGCTCGACGGTCTTGATCGCGCCCATCAGCGAGATGCCTTGGCGGATGCCGACGAGAAGTTTGTCCTCTTGCGTGACGCCGATTTTTGCGAGGGCATCGACAATGCCGCCGATCCCGATCGCGTCCACGCCGACACCGGCAAGTTTTTTCGTGCCTTTAACTTTTTCCACGATGTCCGTGACAGCCGAAATGTCATCCGGCAACTCCTCGACCACGGTTAAGTCGCCGTCGGCCACAAACCTATCATAAAAGGCAGTATTAGCTTTGCGCCGCTCGAGGCCTTCCGGCGAAATCAGCGCATGCGTCCACGCCAGATGCGTCTTGGTGTCCTTCTCGCGCCCGATCACCGCAATGCCGAGGAGATCATCAAGCCCGCCGCCATCGATGCCGACGACTACCGCTTCCGAGCGCTCAAGCACCGCATCGAGGGTAAGCCCCTCCTCGACGCCGCGGCTCCAGTAGTTGGCGCCGGCCCAGCCGTCGGCGCGCAAGCTCATGCCGATCTGCACGTTAAAGTGTTGACTGGCAATAAGTGCAAGTGCTGCCGGCCCGTCAGCCTCGGCCCGCATCACCTCGCGCGCCAGGAAGTCCTCGTTGGTAGACAGCCCCATGTTCGGATTGACCAGCGGCCAATATTTGCGCTCTTTCCACCCGCCATCACGTGCCAGCCGATCGGGAAGTTCATACAACACCGGCAGCAAAGGCATGCCGCGGA